AGACACCGGCGAAGCCAGAAGCCGAATAGTTCTTCTTGGTTGCATTCCGCAGCCAGTACCAGGAGTAGTCGTCCTTGTAATCCGCCACCCGGTTCTTGCGCTTCTTCATCAGCTCGAACTGCTCGTCGTTATCGGGCTCGATGGCCTGGTGGTACCACTCGTCATGGCCGAAGATCTGACCGTAAGTAGGAGGAGCAATGAAAGTGATTCTTTCCCGCAGCTCCTTGGGGAATCGACTCAGCAGGTCGCTCTCGATCTTTCTCTTCAGAACAGATGCATCGTAGCCGCCGGCATTGGTGCTGGTGTCGTTCATCGGAGCTTCCATGATACAGTCGTCGGTCATGTAGATAATCTCGTCATCGGTTACCTTCTGGACAGTGGCCATGACAGTGCCGAAGCCATCCAGCTCGAAGTAGGTGTAATCGCCGATTACGGGATCGGACCGATCCATAGCAGGAGCTGCGATATTCTTGTGAGCGGTGCCCTTGGTGACAAACTGCCGGAAGATGTCGTTATAGCAGCTGCTGTTGCCATACATCTTCTTGCAGATAGCCATGGCGAGGCCCATGGTCTGGTCGAACTCATCATCCTCAGAACATTTCACGACGGTCTTGGTGTCATCGCTCCAGAACACAATAGTTGCAGGAGGGTCGAAGATAACCCGGACAGGCTTCGCGCCCATCTTGGGAGCAGCTTTGCTCACGATGTTGGAAACCGCTCTGCAGGTAAACTGAACGCCGTCGAAAGGATGGGTATCGACAGACTCGACACGAACCGGTACGGTGAAACCGGGCATATCCAGATTTGCCAGTCCATTGTGGTTGCTCAGAGAACGGATGAAGTTAAAAGTATTGACAGTAGACATTTGGTTTTTTCTCCTTTCATTTACGCCGCATTGGGCAATGTGCTAAAGTTGTTGTGCACATATTTTGTTTCGTTGAATTTCTTCTTCTCGTTAAGAGCACGAGATATAGCAAGGTCAATGCCAGAACGGCTCTTCAGATGATAGTAATACAGATTCGTATAGGGTGTATTCAATCTATCAATACGACCAGCAGCCTGGGCCATAACCTTGTAGGAATAGTTTTGCGAATAGAACACAATCGTGTCCGTGGTTATGCAGTTCCAGCCTTCGCAGCCAGCTGTATACTGTACCAAATATACCCAGGATTCACTCGTGGGTATTGGTTGATGCTTATGTCCGTTCCATTCTGCAATTTCAACATCTTCGCCATAGTAAATGTTCTTGAGAATATCCAACTCATAGTCGAAATTGTAGAATACGATCATCTTAGGATGCTTCTCGAATAGCTCAAGCAATGCCACCTGTCGAGATTCATCGCTATTGACAATCCTACGCCAGACATAACAAAGGCCGCTTGCATTGGTAATGGGCTCGTCCGTAAACGGGTTCCATCGTCTTCTGCCAGCGTCCTTGTAAGCGGGAATATTGTATTGCGTATAGACTGGCTCGTGATGCGGCACAGTCTTTCGATGGTATTCCATGTCCACAAGAATACGATCCCTAAGACGAACAAGTCTTCGAGTATTGGTATAGCGATCCACAACAGGATACTTACCATTTCTCCAGTTGTATACGATGTGATCGTTTACGAACTGAGTCTTATTCTTATAGAAACCGTTGGCAACAAATACAGGAATGTAATCTTCCCATGTGTCGCCGGGTGTAGCAGACAGAAGAATCCATCTGTTTTTCTTTGCGATTTTGTAGAAGGATTTTACCCATGCTCCGGAACCAACAAGTCGTTGCTCGTCGAATATAAAGAACGCGTTCTCTATATCAACATACTTGCTGATGTTGTTCCATGAATCGACGATAACCTTATTTTTATAATGGTTTACGTCTTCATGTACAGATAGTAAGAATGGAGTAAGCTCACCCTCCCATTCGAGAGTATCCCTTTTTCTGGCAGTTGTGATGATGATCAAATCTGCCGGATTCTTCATGGGGATATATTGACCATAGTCAATTGAGCCTCCATAACTTTCGAAGTAGTAGTAAATACCAGTTCTACTTTTTCCAGTGCCAACACCACCATTAAGAATGCAACCATCTCGCATCTTATTAACGGCATCACGCTGGTGTTCAAATAAGAAAGATTTTCGTACCAGTTTTAGCATCTCATTGAGTTCAGAATAACCAACCCATTTTTCATTTTCGAACATTCTCATAGAGTGAAGAATCAAAGCTTCTTTCTCAATTTCTTTAGGAGTCGCATTGGTATAATTATGATTTTTACACCATTGGTGAAGCTGCTCGAATATCTTTTGTTCTCCATGTTGGACGATTAAACTTTTTACCGCGTGAATCCAAACTGAAATCTCAATGTCGCCGATATCGGTTGCGATTCCAGTTCGATAGCCAAGTTTCCTATCGCGTCCATAACCGGATATTGTATAGGATCTACCAGTATGGTAATGCAATCTAATATCTTCAAAAGAGTATTCATTTGGAAGTTCGCTGATATGGTTGATTACTTTTCCATAACCCGTACTGCCTCCTTTCTTATAAATCTATTTAATACTCGCTAGGGAATAATATGGTAGTAGCACTTCTATCGGCTTCCGTAATAATCCAAATTTTGATGTTTAGTTTTTCAGACAGATATGCTCCATGGATACGCCCATCGTTGTATTTAACAGCGTCATCATTCAGCATCTTGTCTTCGTCGCACATATCGCCCCAATCACAAGAAACAAAGCGAGCGGAGGAGCTGTTTACAAAATTCTGGAAATCCAGATCGGTTTTTACTTTCTCGTATACGCCTCTAGTCATATAGAGTTTTCCAATGCCAAATTTACCCATAGCGTGTTCTCCTTTCATAATGAGGGAAAGAGGCCCCGTTAAGAGCCTCTTATCAGTCGTTAAAAGGGGAGCTGACCATCGTCAGGATCTTCAGCGTACTTGGATGCAAAAGCATCTTCCTCGATGGAAACATGCAGCGTCTGCAGATATCCGGTAATACCAGTCTTACCATTGACCTCCCAATCTCTTGCACGAACGGTCAGATCGGCATCAATGATATACGCATCATCCAGAAGAGCAATGGTATCGCGGCCCAAATTGCTGACGTTTCGGCCCTGATGCAGGAATACCGTGGGACCACGAGAGATATTGGGGTTGTCTTCAGGGTAGCTGAACTTGATCTTAATATAGTAACGAGGCTCGTCTTCGGGATTGCGGGGCTTTGTCATTTTGACATTCCAGCCGGCATTCTCCAGCTTACGAACCCAGTGCATATCATCGATGACGACACAGAAGTTTCTGTCTCCCTTCCGGTTATACTGGGTCTGTCTACCTTCAAAGTTGCGGAACATCAGGTTTGCATTACCGATGTTGAGGGTTCCGTTTTTTCCTTCGAAAATCATAACTTAAAATTCTCCTTGTAAAATATAGATCAGAATGGACTCGGGTCGGTAGGAGGCCAGTCTATGATTTCCGTGCCAGGCTCCGACACGAACCACTCAAAATCTCCGTATTTAGAGATTGTTTCGACTGCATCATTGACCAGAGCATCATAGTAGGATCTATCGATGTTATCTGTAATACCAAGATTTCGAATAACCTCAGATTCGACCCAACGATAGTCCTTTGTGCCGACGACAGAATTGAATTTCTTATCGCCGTTCTTGGTAACCGCTTCGGAATATAGGATTCCTCCGCCTCTCTTGACGGGGCAGAACTGGCCAACCTTACCAACGAATCGATAGCAATGACACTTATCGATCATTTCCTGAATCCCTTCATCAGAAATATGGGCAAAGTCAGGGTTCAGCTTTCTGTTATAGCTCCTGAGATTTTTCTCAAGAAGCATTTTCAGTTCGGGAAGCGTATGCTTGTCTTTCGGATAATAGAGACGTTTTACATCGGAAATATCCATAGCCAGTCGCTCCTTGATTTCCCGAATGGATTTTCTGACATCCAATTCGAGCTCGTACATAGCAGGATTGGGAAGATCTTCATTCATATCCAGATAGATAGCGGTGGTGACCTGTTTGGTTTCACACATATCTTCGAATACGATGGGTTTCTTTGAGAACAGACTCTTGTGGACATAAGGAACCGCGAACTGAGTTCCTGTAGCAGTCCACCAAATATCCTCACCAGTCTTCTTATCCTTGTGTGCTTTCTGGTATCTTGCGATGTATACAGCATCGTTTACCAAGCACATACGATCATAAGTATCCTCATGCTCGAAGTTGTAGCCATACTGCTTACCATAGTCCATGACGAACTGAATAATTTCGGGAGTTGCATCTGGAATCTTAATAGAGTCCGTCTTAATATGGGCAACAGTAAAGCCCCGTTTCTGAACCTCGTGTTTGAGGTTGATCATAAACAGGGCACCACGCTTGGCAACAATATTATCAATGTTTCGGTTATCCCGGAAAGCATTTTCGAACTTGGCTGAGGTAAGACCATATACGGAATTGATAACGATCTTCAGAGCCTGAGACAGATCGGCAGCCGATTCCTCATCTGTCAGATACTTAGCAAGAGCACCGCCCAACATTGTTCTTGCTCTATCGAATTCGCCATGCTTGATCGCAATACGAGCATCTACGATTTCTTTGAATCGAGCTGTGAATGTAGGTCCGAAAAGTTCTTCAGCAATAATGCTGCTGGGATGCATAGAAGCAACGTCCAAAAGAGCGATGTTTCTATACATACCGGGTTCGGCATAAACGTAACCACCCTCACCGACTTCTTCTCCTCTATATGTGGAGACACCATATTCGAAAGTATAGCCGGGAAATACCGGACGGCATTTCTCATCAAACAGAGTATATTCATCACCAAAGCCATCATAGAGGACATGATCCCCACTGACAGTAATCCTTGTGATGGTGCCGCTGGTGTCGCCCATGAACCGATAATTAAATTGGCTCTGAGGTTTCCGGTTCTTACCGAATATGATTCTTGTAGAAAGAGAGTTGGTGGTGTCGTTAACGGTCATTCCGGCAACGTCTGCCAGAATCTTTCTCGCTGTAAAGTCCGCCTGTCTTTTGTTAAAGACTGCTTCGGTTGCAATAACGTCGTTATCACAATACTCAGCAACCTTCGTCCAGAGATGTTCCGGAACAGGCTGATCCCATGGCAATCCAAGTTCCTGGTGATGGATTCCCAGCTCAATTTCCCATTTCTTCAAAGACTGCTTTTTGCTGCAGAAGTCATACACGTCCGTATAAGATACGGAATATGCTTCACTGAACATTGCATTCTGTGAGAGTCGCTTATCTTTATTGATAAGACGCTGGGACAGATTATACAGCTCCTCATTGGTGTAGCCCATCAGTCGTCCATACAAAATATGGTTATCGTATCGACGACAATTGAAACCAACCAATCGGAACCGCATAAGCTCAGAAATCTCAGCCGATGTAGGGTTGATCATTCTAATGACTGGTTTTCCTTCACCAGCAAGTTTCCAGTTCACCAAGAATAGATTGGGGAATACCTCTACGTCATAGAATACGATATTTGCATCATCGTTTGCCACGGCTTGAGATGGCTCATCGGATTTGAATCGCATCTTGGCTACGAGCTTCAAACAGTTCTCCGCTTGATTGGTACTGCCCATGGCAAAAGTAAGAATTGCGGATTTCATATCCGTAACGTCATACTGAAGTCCACTCTCATAAGCTTCATCCAGAATCTTGTAAATAAAGTCTACGCTAGGCTTAGTTGCATGATGGATCTCCTTATTCAGGTTTCTCTTGATCATTGTTCTAAGCCCTTTTTCACTTCTGATGGTTTCGAAGTTTACCATTTTCTCTCCTTTCAGTGGTAAACCCGAGCTGATTGTTGATATGGGAAGATCGTTACATTTCGTCAATTTTCGACGTAATGAACTATTTCCATTGAACACTTTGATTTCGATGTGATCCGCATACAAACGATTGAGCTTGGAGGGATCTCCTGTATAGATATAGTGAAGATGGATGCCAGCTCCACTTTTACTAAGCTCTGCATATGTAGGCGGCCATTTACTTGCCGCTTCTAAGTTCTTTTCAAAGCACTTGTCGCCATTCTCATCGGGAATATCGAAGTCAATAACGATATGATTTTCGGGAAGTCTTACGAAATGTAGCTTGGACGTATCCAAATCAGACAACGTAGTTTCAACATTATCCCATTTCATCACGGGAGTCCCTTTATCGCTGCCATATTGGGCAGGACAATCCTCGCAATACTTATCTAATATCGAAATATCAACATTGAATTTGATTGTTGGGACAGTCTGCAGAACTACTACTTCCTCCTCGTCCTTATCCGGGTCTTCAAACCTCTCTGTACGGAAACCAGTGTAGTAGCTTCGAACACGAGAACCATCTTCAAAACAGAACCTATCTTTGTATTCACGGAAATATGTACGAAGTTCTTCCTTAAACACTTTCTGGGAGAATGGATAACCAACTTTTGCTTCTTCGCAATAGTTTTTATACATTTCCCATGCCGCTTTCAGAGTGGTACCATCGTCCCTCTTAAATATGTGATAAGAATCGATCACAAAATTATAGAAGTCGTTGGTCGCACCCAGCATGGTTGTCGGAATATAATCGTCATAATGTCCGGGATCGCTCAAATATACGTCCTTACAATGGTTCGCAATGGCTCCGAGCTCAAAATCGATCTGTTTTACAACATGATCGTATTCCCGCTGACTAAGCTTATCGCCAGATGGTGCAACATCGATCAAACGTCTGATAAGACCAGATCGTCCGTCAGTAATCTTAACTGGCTTATTTGTGCCCATAAATAAGAAACACTTAAACCGATTTGCATACTGCGATTTGAATTTTTCGTTGACAGTCATAAGCTCGTGAGAAACAAGACTATTCAATCTCGTATTATCCTCGATTCGAGACAGATCACCATCGTGCTGAATAGCAACGAGAGGGTTGCTTTTGAATGCTTCCAATGCGAATGAGTTGCTAGAGGAGCCTAAGGCCTTGGCATCGAATACGGAGTAATAACCATCGAAGAGCTTCTCGATAATGTTCAGAACAGTCGACTTACCCGTACCTGCCGAGCCATAAAGAACAAGAAATTTTTGCAGCCGTTTAGACTCACCAGTAACGACAGAACCAATAGCCCACTCAATCTTATGTCGTTCCTCCGGAGTATAGAGTGTTGATATAAGCTTTTCGTAAGCATCAATTTTCCCTTCCTCCAAGGGATAGTTGAGCCGTTTACTTGCGTAGTCTTTCTTATTCGTCGGAGTATTAGAGAATATGAGCTTTTCATCGAGCATGTGGAAAGAATCTCGCATGTCTTTTTGGCAATATCTATGCCAAGATTCGATCATACGAGTTTCTGCATCCCACATGTGCAATACTTTCACGTTGCCATCAAAGCGGTCGCGGTTTTCTTCCGCATATCTATCCAACTCGCGGTCAATAATTTGCAGCGCATCCTGTTCGTCGGTAGACCACAATCCCAGATCCTCAAGCCAAATCGCATAGAAGTCACCGCCTCGAATCATCAGATCGGAGCTTTTCTTAATAATGAACTTGGGATAGATTTCAATCGTCCCTTTTTGCTTTCCGGGGCGAGTAGAAATCATTAAAAAGTCGATCATTTAGCGTGTTTCTCCTTCTGCCTCCGGGTGATCTTCTCCCATTTTCTTGAGCTTTTCTTCAAGCTGATTGAGTCTCTCCTGCTGAGCCTGCTCTCGCATATCCTCGACTGCGATGTAAGCCATGACCGCAAGAGAATAAAATAAGACAGCGCTATTGAATCTGCGCTGCCGACGAATGGACTTATCCAATTCATGCAATCTGCCGAAAATATAATCCGTCATTTCGGGCATAATGGTCTACCTCCTTTCTTAAAGAATTGTGTTAATGTACCAGCACATCTGCCACCAAAGTTCGACAGTGCGCATATCACGACGCGGATGCTGTACAGTGAATAATCCGCCCTCGCCATTATAGGAATATTCCCTATCCATAAACCGTTCAATTCGAGTGTCTACAATATAGGGGTCATAAGGAACGTTAAGACCGAGACTCGCAACCATATTCCAGAACCAATGCCCAGTTCGGTCGCCAATATCAAGATCCTGAATCTGCTCCTCGCAACGAATGGCAAGGGCGATCATCATTTCCAGTACGCTGCAAGGGCGATCATCCAGATACTTCGCAATCATTGCGTCGTCATATGAGTTTTCGTAGCCGAATCGATACCGCAGGTTCACCCCGTCTTCAGCTCGGTCACCATCCATGGGCATAGAATACAGGAAGATAATCCTATGCAAATGATTTACGAGCTTCCAACGGGATGAGGACCTGTGGAATCTATCACTACTTACGAGCTGGTACATCCAATCGATATACTCTTGGTTCAGCTCGCTTCGTGTCATTTATACCTCTACTTTCTTAGGCTGAGTTCCTACGACACCAGCATATAATCTGGGGTCTTTGATGATTTCATACTCGCATCTCAGGCGGTCATTACGGACATGGACTGCATCTTCCTCGTATGTGCCGAACGTATTCAGTGCATCCGGACCAATGATCTCCTCGATGTTGATTACCGGCTCGCCCAGCTCATCGACCAGAACCTTGTCTTCGTAATAAGTCAGACTTATCTGCTTATAGTGGAGAAGCTCACCGTATTCGTCGGGGGAAATCACTTTCGGACCATCGGGAATATCTTCCTGGTCTTCGACCTCGGCGATCTCTTCCTGAATCATTCTGTCACTGGGAGAAATGCGACTCATGCTGGAATAATCGACATTGCCAGCATACCCGTTAGCAGCCAAACTAGCCGCATAAGCCAGTACATCAGCGGCTTTTTCAGGATCGAGAGGTTGTTCGGGGGAGGAATCATCCTCTTCTTCAGCCTCATTTACCTGTTCGTCGGTACCAGCAAGCATAGCGGCTCGCAATCGTGCATATTCAGCCTTGACGGAAGCAATTTCATCTTCCGCAATTGCAGAATACATCCGCCTGAAATATTCATTGGATGCGAATGCACCCAATGCCACACCGCCAATAAAGACGGCAAAAATCTTAAATTTGCTCATGGAAGCCTTCCTCCTGTTCTTCCTTGATAGTCATAACGGTGAGAGCAAGTCCCCCAAATAAGAGGGAAATGCTCATCAGTACACCGCCTGCAATGTGTCTTTTTCGTGTCGTGTCCAAAACGTAATCGAGCATGGATAAAATGTTACCTATCGATTCCATAATGTTATCTCCTTCCACCAGAGAGAACAGCGAGACCACCAACGAAAAATACTCCGGCAAATGTTACCAGAGTGAATGACAGAACAGACATCATATCCAAAACTCGCACCTCCTTTCATTTTGGATTTGCTGGATGATTAGCATTCGAAGTAGTCGTCGTCGCTCATCTTCTCCAGAATATTACCATCGACATTGAAGTCGATCAGGTATGCATCTTCGTAACCGTCTTCGGGATCGCTGGACTTGGGAATCTTGACCTTCTTGACGATGAACTGGATGTAGTTATCGCCATCGGGGTTGTATTTCCGGTAGCGCCAACCTGCGAGCTGACCGATACTGCTCTGCTTCAGGCCCATCATTTCGTAGATGGTATTGATGTAGACATAGCCCTTGGCTCGCAGCAGATCATTGGCATAGCGCTGCTGGTTGTTGAAGAAAGCTTCGTTGTAAATATCACCGTCTTCCCAGTAGAAATTCTTGGGAGTGAAGTACCGGGCGAAGGGACTGGGCATGTTGGGATCGGCGATATCAACTACTGTGGATACGGTATGTACCTCGCCATTCTCATCGACGACCTGCTCGATGATAGTATGCTTCTTCAGACCGTACAGAAGTTCCTGGTCGACCTCTTCGCCATAACGCTCGACAACACCGTTACGGTAGCGGTCGAAACTCTTCGTAGTGGTTGCGTATGCAGCACACATTGCTACATAACGCTTCTTCAGGATCTGGTTGGATGCCAGGAAGCTCGTCATAGACAGTGCCATCAGACCGACAGCAGGAGCGTACAGCTTGGTGAGTTCCCAACCGGTACGGCCGTAAACAGCAACCAGATCTTTGCGATTGGCTTCGACCAGTTCCTTGGTGTCGGCAGTCTCCTTATTCTTATGAATGACATCGAGGTCATTTTTGGTCTTATCCAGCACGGTATCGACCTTGGTGGTTGCGATGCAGGCAACGATAGTGCCGCCGATGGCAGTTCCGATGCCCAGAATCATGAACAGTTCGGGGCTGTACTTTTTGGCGTAAAAGCCAACTTTGCTCATAGCACGGCCAGCCTTTGTCAGAATCTTGGAAGTATCCATGTTTATGTCTCCTTTCAGTCTTTCTTCTCGGGAATGTGGGAATTGGTGGTACGACCACCCTTACCGGAGCAACCTTTGTAGCCCCACACGGAAGTAGGAGCAGCAGGTGCGATTTCGTTAGTTGCCTTGATGGGCTTACGCTTCTTACCGTAGATTTTCTTCATATAATTTTCCTCCTTAATCCAAGGGCACTGCCTTGGGCATCTTAATCATGTAACCATCCTTTACGCGAACAATTTTCGCGCTCTGGATGTCATACCAACCGTAATCATTGGCAGTGAACGGGGGCGTGATACCTGCCAGATCGAACATATCAGCCACTCGAACGAGATCGTAGGAATCCATGACTTCGTCCATACCAGTCAGTACAGCATCGGCTTCGCCACGAGTATCGAAGAAGATATCGTCATACTCGTATACTGCTCTGGTTCTCTGAGAATCACTTTCTCTGCGATTGTTTCGTCCACCGTAGCAATTGTTATAAGACACCCGTTCGCCAGGGGTCTTACGTCTGCCAGAAGATGATCCGGTTTCTCCGTACAGGAAAATATCGACAACATCTACGATGGCTTTCTTTGCTGCTGGAATAAGAATCGTAGACATGATATAAGCCCGGATGTCCTGAACATCCTCAGGGATGAAAATATCAGCCAGTTTGCGAAGCTCAGACTTCTTTTTTGTCTTGGCCGCGCCGCTGATTATTTTTTCGGCACGCTTTTCCGGAAGCTTGCTGTCATTGCGCGCCCGGCTTTTTGACTTATTGGAATTAGATTTAATCTCTTCCATTGGTAAAACCTCCTATGCAGCGACGACTTTACCCGGCAAAGTAATCTTTGTATTGGGTGCCATGTCGTACTGCCGTCTGAATTGATGGGCCAGATTATTTCTAGCCTTACTTTCGGAGGGAGCAGTAGTTTCTCCCTTCCAATTGTTTGCGATGCATTTATCAAATCGCATCACAGGCCCATTGTAGGTGTATTTCTTCATTAACGTTCCCTCCATATAAAGAAACAAAAGGGAAAGCACCTGTAATAGGTACTCTCCCTTGTTATAAGCCGTAATTACTTTTTAGGACTTGGATTCCTCTGCTGCAGGAGCTTCCTCGGCGGGTTCTGCGGACTTAGCCTTCTTGGCTTCCTTCTTCTTCTCCCGCTCGACCTTCATCTTGACCATGGCAGGCTTACCCCACCGGTGCCACGCGCCAACCACTGCTGCGCTGCCACCGATAACCAGTGCGCCGATGCCAAGAGCCTTCAGAAGACCGTTGCCGGAAGATTCCTCATCGAAACCCTCGGTCAGATCCTTGAACTCATCCATCTGAGTATTCTCCATAACATTCAGTTCGTTTTCCATTTTATTTAACTCCTTTATAAAAATGTAATAATTTACGAGGCTTATACCTCATTATAGCATTTGTTTTTTTCGCGAATTAGCCGGCAATGCGCTGGAAGTTGTAGTTGGGAAGAGTCTGGTAGTTAACAACCAGAACAGGCTTATTGTCCTCAGTCACATCAGCAGTATAATAGAGTTCGATGTATCCCTTATCGATATTCCAGCCCAGCTGATCGCCGTTGGCAGTCTGCTTCAAGCCTATCTCCCAGTAGAAGTCATTCAGAGATACGCACAGCTCGTCCCGCATCCTGCGATTCAGGTTGTTGGCGATCGCATCCAACTTGGTTGCCGTGGATCGGAAATACTGCCCGGACAAACTATCCATACAGGGAATATCTTCTCCGGACATAATCATTACTGTCTGGGGAGGAGGGTTTTCCTTGACCTTATCTTTGGCGATCGCATCGACAATTTCGCGTTCTGCTTCCTCGCCAATATGCTCGATCACTTTATTCTTGTACTCATGAAGCGTCCTTTCTGTGACCGTATAAGCCGCTGCGAGGGCCGCATGTCGTCTCGTCTTCACAGAATGAGCACCTACAATACAGATAGTGGCCAGACCCGCTGTTGCAGCAGCAGGCGCATAGCATTTCCAGGTCGTCTTTACGAGTTCCTTGGGAGAAAGCTTATCGATCTCTTCGTAATCTTCGCAGTTGTTGGCGAGCGCATCCTTTCGAATTTCCTCGTTGATACGCTCCTTTTCCGCCTCGATACGTTCTTCGGCTTCGGGTGTTGCCAGAACAGCCATAACACCGGCACCGATCATACCGCCGATGCCAACGATGATCAACGCCTCGGGCATGTATTTTTCTGCAGTATACAGCAGCTTCTTGCCCAGACGTTTGAAGTTGATTTTCTTCATTTGAAAAGCTCCTTTCGGTTACATCATTGCTCGCAGAATATCCAAAATATCACCAGATACATGGTCTCCTACGGCAAACATCAAATAGTTATAACGATTGCGACCCTCATAGTCCCGCATCGCTTCCTGGAAGTCCTTGACGATAAATATTGCATCCTCCAGGGATTTGCCCATAGTGCGCCACATCAATTCTTCGCAAGCCCATCGATAATGACTGGATATGCGGAATCGACGTTTTTGCAAATATGGCGGATAATAGTTTTCATAGCTTTCAGCGTATTCTCGAATAACACTTGTTACTCTGCTGTCACCGCCGTACATTACCGCTCTCCTTGAAATATGCCGCAAGGCGTGCATCTACAAGCTCGTTTACTTTGATTTCCAGCTCGGCATCATCCTCGATATCCTGGAAATAGTCTTTCAGCATATCGGCACCAAATGCTACTGCACCAGCAAGTAAAACAGCCAGCTTAATCAACTGGGATTTGTTAATCTTTTTCAGTTTCATACAGACACCTCCTTACTTAAAAATCGCCCGTAGGGACGAATGGCATATCGATGATGTAACATTCGAGCCCATCATCAAGCTCAACTTTTCTATGAACGAAATCGATCCACTGATAGCCGTACATACAGAATCCAGCATCATAAGACCAGCCAAGAACGTCACCAATTTTTATCGGCATAAGTTCTAAGAATTCGTAGAATTCATTTAACGTAACACTTCCCGCGAGAATGAAATTACGATTCAGGTGATATTCTGCGAGTAGAACCTCCTCCATGGTCCTCTCGAAGAACTCGCCTCGAATCTCTTCCCAGAAGAGAAGTTTCTCGCCCTCTGGCGGTTTCGGATACCCTTCTTTTTGGCACTCGTCGTTCAAAATTGCTTCGCGAATCTGTTCATCGGAACCCTCTCCATATAACTGAGCCACTTTTTTCTTATAATCACTATAAGAATTGGCTACGGTTAAGTATGCTCCGGCGATTGCAGCTTGTTGTTTCCGGCTCAACATCGTGCCAAAGCAAATGCAAGCGATTGTTGCTCCTCCAGCAGCTACAGCAGGCATATACGATGGAATAGTTGCCACGACAGTTTCAACCGGGGTAAGTTCCTCACCTTTCTCGGTGGTCGCTTGCTTCTTGTTGGATTCTGATTTTGGAACAGCCTTTGCTGTAAGATAAGCAGTAACGGGAACTCCAACCACACTCACGACTGCCAAAAGTACAGGTCCGTTTTTACGGAAGAATCGACTGATCTGTTTTCCAACTTTGGTTAATTTCTTCATCACATTTTCTCCTTTCAAATATAGTTTTTATATAAAAAAGAAAGAGGAGTCGTAATGACCCCTCGATCTTTGGAACTTTAATCGAACATTAAGTCTGCAATGTTCTCGCCAATCTTGCCTCCGATCAGTCCGGAAATCCAGCTGCAGACCGTGATGAAGCCCGCCAAAAGGGCGCTCCAACCACATGCTGCCAGCAAAGACTTTCGTGTCTGCTCATTGGTCTTAACCTTGTCGATAAATTTCATTGTAGATTCCTCCATTATTATAATTTATTCCATAATAGGAGTTGCAAATTTTGCGAATAAAAAAACTAAAGGGACTGCATTCTAACAGTCCCCAGTAGTTTGGTTTACTTTTTTTTTGTCATTTTTTTCATGATCCATACGATGATTGCTGCGCAAACGATGACATCACTGAAAAGTACGATGAAGAACGTTCCGCCAACACTAAGGCAAAACGCCGCAACGATAATCAGTGCGATCAACATAAGAAGCAGAATAATGAACAAGACCATATAAAATTCCTCCTTAAAAATCTACTCATAAAGGAAATTGTATTTTTTGCGAAAAAAAATGAATAGCGTTTGTGCTATTCATCTATAAATGACATAAACGGCATCGATGTCATCGTCTTCGATTTCTTCCATATACTCTTCGAATGCGATCGCATCAATGATGTTTGTCATCACAATGATGAACAATAATACAAACGCTATCACGCCCAACAATACATACTCAGTAAACATAATAATATCCTCCATTTAGTTGTATTTATTTCATAATGGGGGATGTTTTTTTCGCGAAAAGAAAGAGGATCAAAAGATCCCCTTCAATGCGTTTTGGAATTCATCTATTTTGCCAACCTGATACTCGTGCTTCTTTTGCTCTAATTCATACAGACGAGCATTGGTCTCTCGCAGTTCATCAAACAGATCACCAAGCTTGAGGAGATCCTCCTCGGCCTGAATCTTTCGAATAATTGCTTGAGCTTTAGTTCTTGTCTTACGAATATCTTTTAACAAACAAGTATATTCGTTTTCAGTCATATAGACCAACTCCTTTCATAAAGGACGTTGTTATTCATGCGAATCAAATATCGCGTCGATCAAATACAGTTTCCCATCTTTGCCGTGGGATGGGTTTCATTTTCAATGCCCACATAATCTGTCGGATTGTGACAGTAGGATATAGTCCGTCCTTACAAGGACCGGCACGCTCATCGAAGAATTGTTTGAAATTCGGATGCAAATATAACTCATTCGTCAACCATGGATCAACTTCAGTCCAATATGTTTGCTTATTTTTGCAACGCTGTTGGATCACGGCCAATCCAAGCTCGTCGATTCTGAACAAGGTACAGCAATCATATACAGGATGATTGCAAATATATCGCTCGCCGTATAAGGATAGATACCAGGAGGGTTTTTCGTAATGATATCTCATAATCAGAAATTAAAGAGGCCGTTAAACCTCTTTAATAAATGCTTTGTATAACAGATTATAAAACTCGATGGATCTGTCAAACAACTCACCAAGAGCACAAAGCATGAGCTTGAATAGTGCATATACAAATGCGCAGATGCATTCGACCGCCAGAACGATCAAAGCAATCGCGTAGCTGAATATGAACAATACCCAATCCATAATCGTGTCCGCTTTCGTTTTAGTTTCCATTTTTATTTCCTCCTGTTTTTAGTATTTCATAATATGGGCGGTTAAATTTGCGAAAAAATAGAAAGAGCCTGTTACAGCTCTTTCAATGCCTCAATAAGCTCCTCAATTTCAAACATTTCAACAAATATTTTATAGCTTTTCATAAAAACTTCGTCATGCATAAGTTGAGTCCAATACTTGATACTAAAATCCGGGTAACAGAACAGAAAATCGGCCAGCACCATGAACGTCCACACTATTATAGCGTCGAGAACGCCAAGCGCCAAACCGACAGTAAAAGTCGTATAACCCAAAATGTTTCTAAGAATTGTCATCATAAATGTCCCTCCATTTTTAGTTTTCCATAAAGGAAGTTGTATTTTACGCGAAGCAAAAACGAAAAGACCGTGTAAAAAAACACGACCTCTTCGTTTGTAACAGTTTTGATTACTTCTTAGGCTTGTACCAGCCCATCAGCCCTTTCATGTTCTGAGAGGTATAAGTTCCAGTTTCTTCAAACTTGTAACCCCGATCCATGAATACGCAGTATACAGCTGCAGGTATAACAATGCCAGCAATTTTTACGCCAATTTCGAGACCATTCATGATACGATCCCAGAACTGCTGTTTATGTTTGACCTGACGCTCCTGCTCATCAATAGCGCTGCGTTCAGATCGCTCCATAAACTCGCGGTCCTTGGAGATATCCTCCTGTCTCAACTTGTAAAGACGCTCGCAAGTTTGTACTGCTTTCGTATGCTCATCACTTCCGGGAGTCAGCTCCTTGATTTTTTTCATCTCGGACTTAATCTCCTCGTCCAACATATTGCTAATTTCATCAGCCATAAGTACAATTCTCCTTTTGAAATAGTAACCGATAACGGTTCCATAATATAAGCTGTTATTTCTGCGATAAATAGCTTTTTGTGCTCACCTTGAGCGTAACAACGCTCCGCCTTGATACATCACCGACGCCCTTGTTCAGTTCGAGAAAAATATAAGGTTCGTCTTCAGGATCGGAGCTGTCGATACGCAGCGTCCCTACGACTTTCTTATAGTCTTTCCGCAGCCAGATGGTGACTAGAGACGAAACAATCGAGCTGATAATAACGGCAATTAAGATTTCCATATCGTTCTCCTTTTGCATTTGATTTTTAGAAAACCCCACCCGGGATTTTTTCACATATAAAAATAGCAGGCTTTTTGGTCACCTGCGTACGGCAAATATAAAAAGAAAGGGCCTGTGATTTACACAAGCCCAGACTTTATTACCGCTTTAACACTTTCATGTCGGACAAAATATCGCCCATTCTTTCGCCTCCTGCCTGACGATGAGAAACTTCGAGCCAGTCGGAATTACTGAGCGGTCTCTTAAGATTCCAGTAATGTCCCTCAGAAGGATCATAACAACGTCGATCCGTTACCTTCCGTTCATTCGCAGCAATACCGAGCCGGACAAGATCCTTCGTGATCTTAGCCAAGCCGGTGATACCAGCGATAGCAACGGGTGTTAACAGAACGATTGTTTCCTGATTGTATCTGATCCAGTCTGCGGTTCTATGCAGGCCATCAGAAACCTTCTCTTTCCAATTGCGTTTCTTCCCATTATCAGCGTCAACTACTCTAACCATATTTTTACCTCCTATTATTAAATGGTAGTTCATAATAGAGGTTGTCCATTTTGCGAATGCGCTTATTTTCGTGCCTTGCTGAGCAGCCAGAAGAACTCGCGGTAACGATCATAGTATACATCCTTGCTGCAGGGGATCTGATACCGAGCTGCCATTACGTCGTAAGAAAGACCCTGTGTGACTCCTCTGAGAATATAGCTTGCCAGATCGGGATCGGCATTCTTAGCAGCCTTCTCAACCATAGCAATTCTATCGAGATAGAACATGCGGGCTTCGACGCACTTAGATACGGGGTCTGCAATATTGTTCGTATTACAAATCCGAATCAGCTCAGACGGAGCGGCGATGGTTTCCTCGATGCTGGCAAGAGATCTCTTCCAGCCAGGATACTGTAAACAGAAATGCTTCAGTTCGTAGTAGCGGTGACGCTCGATGCGAAATTTGTTCTTCTTGGATACTTCAGGTCTGATGTTGGTTCCCATGGTTATTGTTTTTCTCCCTTCCATTTGTAGCCAGTTTGCTCCCACAGAAGCTTAGGCGAGATGTAATAGTTAATGCGTCCATACTTGGAGTTCATTTCGTCGATAGACGTTATTGGCTTGCCATTCCTAGTAGCTCTTCCTATCGGAAGCCAGCCGCATATAATGCCGGCACGGACCCAAGATGCATCCTTACCAAACACTCGCGCCGCTACCGAAACGGGAACAGAACCAATCGGAAATTCACTCATTTGCTCGCACCTCCTTTCTGCGGCTATTCTAGGTTACAAACTGCGTTTTGTTAAAACAAACTGAGTGGTTACGCATTAACGCAAAAATAAAAGAGGCCCACATATGTGGCCTCCTCTCCGTTATACAGCTTGTAAATTTTGCGAACGCCAACGAATCATTGTCATTTCGCAGGGATAGTCTTCATAACCGTAAGTATCTGTTGTTATCAAACCCTCCATAACGCCTTGTATTAGATCTGCTTCATATTGTTTGTATGGGAGAATATAATCTGGGATTTCTCGATGCACTCTTCCACATCGGTCACACCGCATCCTTCGCAATTCCACCCAATCGGTTTGTCGTCGTTTCGTCCTTACAACTCTCATAACCTTATCATAGTATCTCAATTTGCCGCCGCAATCGGGACATTTTAATATACCATCGCTAACCATTTCATGCCTTCTTTTTAACCTAGATTAAAATATAGAACCCGATAGTATGAATGTAGGAGTTGACATTTCCTACACAATCGGTTATATTGGGTTTGAGGAAGCTATAGAAAGGAAAACGCTATGTTAATCAAATGCCCCGAATGTGAATTACAAGCAAGCGACAAAGCAATCGTATGCCCGCATTGTGGTTATCCATTTAAGCCCGATGTGGTCGAAAAAGGGCGCAAGAAAAGTTCTAAACGCAAACGTTTACCAAATGGTTTCGGTCAAATATCCAGAATTAAAGGACGGAATTTGCGCAAACCATTTCGCGCCATGGTGACTACAGGTAAAGATTCTCAAGGTAAGCCGATCATAAAGCCCCTGAAACCCGAATCCTATTTTGCCACATATAATGAAGCATATCAAGCATTACTCGAATATAACCGGAATCCGTACGATCTTGACGACAAGCTTACGGTGAAGGAATTGTATGAACGCTGGACCGAAGAATACTTCAAAACTTTGAATGCCGAATCCAGCATTCGGACAATCCAAAATGCTTGGTTGTATTGTTCCTCCATCTACGATATGCGTGCTATGGATCTTAGGGCCAGGCATATCAAAGGTGTGATGGAGAATGGCACCGCCGAGATTAAAGGCGAAATAAAACCGGCATCCGCCAACATGAAGGCCCGCATCAAGTCTCTATTCAATCTGATGCTGGACTACGCCCTGGAATATGAAATTGTGGATAAGAACTACGCCAGAACTTTCGACATCTCCGACGATGTTATCAAGGAACGCGAGGAAAGCAAACGCGGTCATATACCATTTACACAGGATGAAATCGATAAACTTTGGGCAAATATAGACCGTTTTGAATGGGTAGATGTAATCCTGTTCCAATGCTATTCCGGTTGGCGTCCGCAAGAACTCGGATTGCTTGAGCTGAAGAACGTTGATCTTGAAAGTTGGACCATAACCGGCGGTATGAAGACGGATGCAGGTAAAGATCGCATAGCGCCCGTCCATACAAAGGTTCGCCACATCGTAAAAAAGCACTATGATAAGGCCGTTTCGCTGGGCAGCGAGTACCTGTTCAATTGCACCGATACAAAGACTCATCGCAGCAGCTTGAAGCTGACCTACGACAAATATAGACAACGTCACAACAACGTTCGCGATGCGTTAGGGCTCAATCCAGAACACAGAGCCCACGATGGACGTATGCATTTTGTAACTCAAGCTAAAAAATGGAAAGTCGATGAATATGCTATCAAATATATTGTCGGCCACGAAATCAACGATGTTACAGAACGTGTATACACCAAGCGTGACATCGAATGGTTGCATGAAGAAATCGAAAAAATAAAATAAATTGTACAGTTCGTGAAACGCAAAAAGACCCCTCCGCAAATATCAAGCCGATTAAAGCCTAATACTGCGAAGGGGTCTTAGAGTGTAGGAGTGTGGTGTAGGAATAGTGTAGGAGTAATATAGGAATAACCTACATTTTACTACTTCTAACTGCTTTTATACCTAACCGAAAAGTACCGAAAACCGTTGTGTTTACAACTTTTTCTGCAACTTTTACTTCTTGATAGCTTCCTCAACAGAAACAGGAATTGTTGCAGCGCAACGGTTTTTCGTCCTGAATGTAGGAGTAGTGTAGGAATAGATCACGAGGAAGTAAGCTTATCCACTTCCTAATACAGTTTACTATTCCTCAGACGTTTTGTCAAGCCTTGGCATTGTAATTCGCAGAGCTAATCTGCAGCACGGTACCCATAAAGGCGGTGATTGCAGCCAGAGTGGCAGTAATCTCTGCGCCATAGGGCCAGCCCCAGGTCTTAGCCAGAGCGGAATAGAAAATACCGCTGGCGGGCAGAACCACCATGGTCAGCCACTTCAGAACGTCGTAGATCTTGTTAGACATCTTCATGAGATTGTTCCTCCTTGATATGAAAATTTGATGCGTGCATAGGCAGCTTATTGACTTCCTGCATAATTTTCTTAGCAGTGCCATTGCCGCCATTTTCCTCATAGGGTTTGAAAATATAATCATTGAGATTCTCATACTCTTCTTGAGTAATCCAGCCTCTTTCGATATAGCTCATACCCTTTGACACAATTATGTCATGTGCCAAACCAACCAAGAGTTTCGTCTTGGAATCGTTACGATTGGCCCTGCTCTGAACAAAAGCCCAGAATCCCGATGATGCGACGACCGAGCCAACAATCGTCAACATCGTTTGAACCCATGGTTCCATCACCTAGCTCCTTTCGGAATGTCGAAATGAACATTCGTAGAATTTATTTTGTATGTATACCGCACCTCGGGCTGTGCCAAGAAGAACTCGTACAGCTCGTCTGCGGAAACACCATTGATGCGGATATCCATGGCTTCACCGTACATATGCTGACTATTTACAACACCACCGCTTTTCGCGTTCCACGTCGCACAACGTAAGAATGAGACATTGTGCGCAGGCCGTCCAAAGTGTTTCCGGGCACGATCTGCAAGGCGAACAGTCATTTCTTTAGGCTCTGCAGGGAAGCCATTACAGTATTTGCCGCCGCATTTGCAGCGAAGTTCGTCCCGGGTGAAATATTCAATCTCATCCCAAAATGTGCCGGTCTCTTTTTCGGTTGGTGTCGTATCGCCAGAATACAGGTCATAGTATTTCTGACCGTAAGATGCTCGTTTCGCCTGCATGGAGGCGCCTTGATCTGCCGGACATTCAAATTTAGTAAGCACCGCATTGGATGCTTCCAAGATGGTGGTGGCATCTTTAAGGACCTTAAGAACGATTGTGAAGCTCTCGGACAGTTCTTTATACAGGAAGTCAAGCTGCATATCCAGATTGCCAATAGAGGCATTTTGTGCCTTAGCAAATTCCAGAAGGGCCTTTTTGCGAGTATGGTATGTCCATTGAGCCAATCCATATCCCGCACTGTCCCGCACAAAATTGGTATACTTTCCGCTGTCAACAGCTTCAGTATATGATGCGTCATCATATCCTAGCTTTGAGTTGTAGGTATTTTCGAGATTGTTCGGGATAAGGCAACTCTCAGCATACAGATTGCCCATCAGTCCAGCAACGCCAAAAGGATTACCAATCTTATCCATGAGGAAAATCCAGATTGTTTCGGCGTCTGCAGTGATAGACTGAGGAGCCTTATTATCCTTCAGCATATAAGCACGGGTTTCAGAATCGATAATGCCATTCGGAGTAAGCCCGACAGCTTTTTGATACCAGACCGTTGCAGCCATGGTTTTTGGCCCAGCCAAGCCATCATTTACAAGACCCTTGTAGCCGTAATCAGCGACAACATCCTGGATGTTATCAATTACTTCTTTGGTCTTAGCCTCGGTATGTGGGCCGAATATGCCGTCGGCGGTGATGCCTACATATTCCTGAAAATCCTTGGTAGCTGCCTCGGATTTTGGACCCCATAAGCCGTCGATATCTTCGGTGGAATCGCCGTAGTATCCAAGGAAATATAATTGCCATTGCTTTTGCTTAATGGTCATCGGCATCAATTCCTCCTTTGTGTAAAAATATCATTTTGTGTTTGACGATTGTGATCTCGACATCAAAAAGATCCTCAAAGAGATTCAGCAAACCAATTCTGGTTGTTTTGGACATAAGCTTATAATTTGCACCCATCCAGCTATGAAACATATTTTCCACAGCTTCATATGTAGTCTTACCGCAGGATACTAGGGTTCTTAATTTTCTAAGCTTTCGCCGCATTGCTGTAACTCTTTGAGGATTGATTCGTTTTATCACCTTACCAGATTCGGTAAGAGAATATCGAACTTGCAGAAACTTATAGGTACTGCTCAACTTTACGATACGAGTTTTCTTGGTGTTTATATGGATGCCGTAGCAATCCGCTATACGCTCAATATTATTGAGTATATCTTCCAAAACTTCTTTGGAAGGGCTTATAACATACCAATCATCCATATAGCGGCCATAGTATTTCTGAGAGCGCACAGTTTTGATATAGTTATCAATTTTGTACGGATAAAATATTCCTATGACCTGGGATATCTGATCTCCGATATTTACAGACTTGGGCATGAATTTCGTACCTACGAGTTTTGATTCCGGAATACTTCGGTACTCCAGCGCATCAAATACCTCATACATACAATTTTCATACTCTTCGTTGGTCATATAAGAAACATCAACTTTGAAGTTTTCAAATATAACATCCAGAAGCCATGAAACATAGGCATCATCGTCAAGGAGTTTCAGAAGTTCTCTTTTAATAATTTCGTGATGAATATTATCGTAGAATTTTCTGAAATCGCCGAACAGAATATACCCATCATTGGTCCCATGTTCCATGTAATATTTTCGAAGATGAACCTCAAACCGTTTTCTCGAAAAGGAAATTCCTTTTCCTTCTAAAGATGCTCCGTTATCGTAAATCAACTTTGTTCTAACTGCTGGAATTAAGACATTATCGCAAAGAACGTGCCGTACAATACGATCACGAGGCTGTAAACTGGTTATATACCTAGTTTTACCTCGCTCTTTCAACACGAATTTGTTCTCAGGACTTGGATGATATGTCTGCTCTTCCAGCTCGGCTTTGATAGCAAAAATATGGTCGAGATAGCTAAGCATGAATCGCTGAGTTGTCTCTTTCCATTTGCTATTTTTAATGGATTTGAGATATGCGTCATACAAATTATTCGCATCGCATAATATAGATTTATAACTCATTTTGACTTATTCACCGTTTTCAGCAATAGTTACCTTAGTAAATTGCATCGGCTTTGATTGTTGTCCTAATATAAGGACCAGGCAGCATCTCCTTCCCCGTACCTAATCGATACAGCGAATCCAGACGTACACCATTAACGTTAGAAGCGTAGTTGTAGTTCGAATTGCCATTGTTATTGACGCAGGCAAAGTTGTGAGCCGAATAGCACGTTAGATACTGCCCGTTTAAGTTATTTTATTTTTTTTGACGCCAGCTTTTTATAAGGCGGATTTCTCGATTTAAGGCTTCAATATAGCGAGCATATAGATTGACATCTACATCAAAAATATCGACAATTCTCTGGAGTTCACACTTGATTTGCTCGCAGTTTACCAGAGCGTCGTTTTGATAAGCTCGTCTACTTTCGAATTCTGTAGCAGAAATGGGGTAAATTGTGTTGGCCGCCCTAATGTTCTCAATAAGTAATCGGCAAAGATGATCCACACGCATTTTAGACTGATTCATAACAGTCCGAAAATATGCGCGCTGCTCGTATTGCTCTTTGCCAAACAAATACCTACGTCGAACCAAACGGTCAACACTTTTTACCCCAAAGTTTCGTTGCATTAGTTCCAAAAGCATATCATGCAACACATTCGCATGTACCAAAACCTCTAAACGAGATTCTTTTCGCTTCGGAACAATTACTCCCATGTTTCTACCTCGCCATTATGCGCCGTAGAACCTATGAATTTCATTCACATTATTCCATGGGATTGCCATTGTCATCCAGACCCAGCGCTTCCAGATCAGCATGAACAGCGGCCTTGAACTTAGCAGGAACCTGGTCGAAGGTTCTCCTGCTGTTGATGATCAGTGCGACATACAGAGCTACCATATTCTTACCTCCTACAAATAAAAAGATTAAAATATTAAACACGGTTAATCCTCCTTAGGCAATGGGGTTGCCATTGGTGTGATAACCGAGTTCTTTCAGCCTAGCCTCGACATCCATTTTGAATTTGTCCGGCACGCGGTCGAAGGTACGCCGCTTGTTAATAATCAGAGTACAATAGACTTCAATCATTTGCGTGCTCCTTTACATCAGCATTGCGATGACATCATACAGGTCGGCAATAGCCTCCATGACGATCATCTGGTTATTGTTACTGTTATCCTGACCAGACAGCAGGGTCAGAATATTACCGGAATCATCTACACCGTTCACGGCGTTCTGAGCAGATACATATTCGATATATGCATTAAACTCAGAAGGCTTGAGACAGGCTTCTTCGTAAACCCAATAAGAGGTCGTATGTCCATTTTCGTCGGAGCGAATATCTTCCGTGATATTGCGTCGAACGAATACGGAATGCTTGCCCATTTCGATCACGGTGGGTTTTACGGTGCTCTCGGAAGGTCTGTATTTCAGTTCCACTTTGTTTCCTCCTATTTGCAGAATAGAGACCGACGAGCCTCAAATATACATTTCGGTCATCGCACCGATCGTACTTAGAGACTCGCCGTTTCAGATTTTGGAAACTTACATATGGCTTTATCCATTTCTGATACATACCATAAGTATTTGTGCAGTTTATCCAGCCCAAATATGACATCATTTGACGGACTTCATATATGTGTGGTTTCTCTTTCTTGTGGATTCTCCGCGCTTTTCTACTGGATTTATACATAATGGTTCTTCTTAACACGGTACGGTTTCGATAGAACCGAAATCCCATAAAGTCCAGATCACGCCCTCTATCCACGAGTTTTTCACTTCCCGGGGCTTCAGGCACGAGATAGGAAAATCGAAAGACCTGCCAATTTCCTTTTAGTTCCAACCCAAGATTATCCTGCAAATAATCAGCAATTGCTTGTCTGATTTTATGAAGTTTCTTCTTGTTGCTTCCGAAGATAACCATATCGTCCATGTATCGCATATAATACTTAGCGCCAAGCTGTTCCTTGATATAATGGTCTAATCCCTGCAAATACCAATTTGACAGCCATTGCGAGGTATAGAATCCGAGCGGTATTCCCTGCTCAGTCACATCGATAAGTTTGTAAAGCAAATTAAGCATCTGGTCATCATGAATCAGCAATGCCAATTTGCGCTCCAAAATATCGTGCGGTACGCAATCAAAGAAGTGGTGAATGTCCAACTTTAACACATATTTTGTGTTTTTAGGGTCATTGCGAATCCACTTCTCGATTACTTTCTTCCCTCGATGAGCTCCTCTGCCGGGTATGCTTGCGTAAGTATGCTCATACATTCCCTTCCAAAAGATAGGTTTCAAAGCATTTACGATACAATGCTGAACAATCAGTTCCTCCATGGTTGGAACAATAATTGTACGAACTTTTCTTGTAACGCCGTCGTAAATCTCGATAGGCGTATGCTTGGCGTTTTGAAAATTGACGATCCAGTCGTAAGATTCAATCAACAGAGCATCGTCAGATAAATGATGTTTCTTGATAATCTTCTTAATTCGCTTACTTTTCTTAGCCATTTTGATTGCCTCTCTTCGATTCGATGTAGACAGGCATTTTTCATACAAGTGATTGTAGGATTTCATCTAGTCTCTTATCCTCTCATCCGCTTTCGACATCTTTGCAGCTACTAACAGATGCTTGCTACGAGTTAATTTCCACCAAGGGGTGAGGAGGAGTGTATATCTCCTGCCGCGGTAGCGACGATATGTTCTGCATTAAGGTGAGACTATTTACAGATAAGATAGGGCCGCGCCATTGTTCGTGTTGGAATTGGAAGCCGTATTGTTCAGATTAACGTAGAATCCACCACATAGCAGCGTGTTATTCCAGTTACCGCCAAATAACGCAGGATCGCAGAACATACCCCTAAAGAGTCTTGTTGTTTACATGAATGCAAACTACAGACCTTAAATATTCAATTTTTATTCCGGCGAACCTAAGGTTCTCCAGACCTCTCCTCCCCGCTTACGCGGTAGCAAGTGGTTTACAAGAGAGGGCCGCGCCAACGTCCGTGCTGGAATTGGAAGC